ATGTCTATGGTAGATGCTCAATCAAGCCATGACGACATAAGAATTGAATTGGAAAAGCGTGATACTCATGAAAACTTATATTCTATTGTAAGGCGCTTTTACCTGCTCATTAAGCTTATAGATGATAAGTTAGAGCTAAAATATCGAGATGAATATTATGAAACACTTTTAAACTTAACTGATGTGAAACTTCTTACTCTGATATGTATGATGGTTAGCTATTATGATTACGATAACACAAAGTATATTCGTGACAGTAAGATTCTTGATAAGGATGGTTTGAAAGAGTTGATTGCATATTTCTCACAAGACTAGCGCGCTCTACACGCGCTATATAATTTATTTATGCATCAAGTTTATAACTTGTGAATTCAATAACTTCCATGTTTAACCAGTTGTTTATTTCTTTCATCCGTTCCTGCAGGGGCGTCAATTCATTTCTGACAAATACCTGCGCCGCCTTCACCGCATCACCAAATCCGCCGGAGTTGTCCGGGATAATCCCCATCATCTGCGGCGGTACGCGGTGTGCGCTTAAGAGGTCATCACGGCTGGCCTTCTTGATGTTAAAGAAATCATCTTTCGTCGCCACTTCACTGAGTGGCAGAATCTTTATCCCGTCCGGCTTACCGTTCGGCGCGTACATGAACAGGTTGCGGAAGTTACCCAGCCCTTTCGTGTCGCGCATCGCCTGGCGCATCCGGTCAACGTCGCTGCTGCTCTGCGCCGCATCGGTCATGTAAAGGATATAACCGGCATGCGCGCCGTTCTGGTAATACTTGCGGCGGAACAGGGTCGCCGCCTCGTTCAGCCAGGCAGAGTTAAGCGCGCTCAGATATTCCGGCAGGCCATAAAGCTCCTGATTGATATCCGGCTCCAGTAGGTGAAACACGCTGCCGGCCGAAAATTCGTGCGGCTCCTTCCAGTCATTCACAAACCAGTAAACGCCATCCTTCACGCCTCTGCGTGTGAATTTGGCCGGCGTGGTTTCAAGGCGCAGCGGCTTACCCAGGCCATTGCGGCGCAGCTCGGCAAAGGCGTTACCGAAAACCAGATAATCCAGCGCAAACTTGCTGAACTCCTGCTGACTCATCATCGGGTGCGGTATGAATGTTGAGGCCAGAATGTTGCGCTTTACATAAATCGGCGAGCTGTGATGCACGGCCGAGCGCAGGCTCTTAGCCAGCCCGCTAAAGCTGACCGGCGGCTCAAACCAGCGCCCGTTACCGATGCACTCGGCGTAATCCAGAATGTCGCGCTTATCCATGACCGGCGTCGGATCGCCAAAGGGAAACGCCTCGGCGTGCTGCTGCGGTGCGGTTGCCTGTACCGGCTGTGTTGTGGCGGTGTGAGCCTTGCGGCCTCTGCGTTTGCTCATCAGTAAAATTCCAGAATTGAGGGATTAGCGCCGCCGCTGGCTGCGGTAAGCGGTTCGTTTAACAGTGCGTGCATGATGGCCCAGGCGACATCGGCGTGGCTGGCCTCTTCGCTGCGGCTCGCCTCGTAGGTTGAGCGGTTGCCGCTGGCCGTCATGGTTTTACGGATTGCCATAAACGACTGCGTAATGTCCGTCGCCCCGGCGTCATACTCAAGCCGCCCGCTGCTGATGGTGTCTTTTGCCTTAAGCACCATTGCGGTTTTAACCTCTGGCGAGTATTTGATTTCACGCGCGGCCGGGTAAAACTGGCGTACCAGCTGGAAAACACCCTGGCCGATGCCGGTTGCATCCACGCCGATATATTCAACGGTGTATTTTTTCGTTAAGTCCTCGATAGATTTCGCCTGCGCGGCAAAGTCCATGCCCCGCCACTGGTGGCGCTCCAGCACGCGGAACTTACCGCCCGCAACGAGCGGCGGCGCGATAACCGCACAGCCTGCGCTGTCGCCGGTGTGCGACGGGTCATAGCCGATCCAGACCGGCCGGTATGCAAACGGTCGCGGCAGGTACGGGTTAAAATCTTCCCACTCTTCCAGGCTGTCGATCATGCAGGTCTGCAGCTCGGCGAACGGGAACACGCTCGCCTCATCGTCGACAAACTCACACATCAGCAGGTTCTGATATTCCGCCGGGCTGTATTCAAGCTGCAGCTGGTTAATGTCGAACAGGTTACAGCCGCCGGTCAGCGCATCCTCAACCGTCACAATCTGCCGCCACTGCCCGTCACCGCACAGCGCACCTTTTGCCAGGTGAGAATGCGAGAGGTCTATCTCGATGCGATCATCTTTGCTCCGTCGCCCCTTGTTAAACAACTCGCCTGACCAGAACGGATAAGCGCTGTGCGACAGAGCCGACGGCGTGGAAAAGTACGTTGTGCGCCATTTTTTATGCAGCGACATGCCGCTGGCGACTTTGCGCAGCTCCTGGAATTTCGGGATCCAGAAATACTCATCCAGATAGAGGTTGCCGGTATAACTCTGCGCGGTGCGCACGTTCGTACCGAGGAATATCAGGCGCGCGCCGTTCGGCAGCACAATGGGATCGCCTTTCAGGTCAACGTCAGCCTGGCGGGCAAAGTCAATGATGTAGTTTTTAAAGACGTGCGCCTGCGCCTTACTGGCTGAAAGGAATATCTGGTTTCGCCCGGTGGTCAGCGCGTCTATCAGCGCCTCGCGGGCAAAGTAGAACGTTGCCCCAATCTGGCGGGATTTCAGGATATTGCGGATGCGGTGAGTCAGCCCGGCTTTATGCCAGTTGAGCTGATACTCAAAGCAGTTATCCATAAACACGCCGGTCAGCTTTTCTGTCTGCTCGTCGCTGAACTCATTCTTAACGACCGGCTGGCGCTCGCCTTTGTTGCGGTTGCGCACGTTGGGGTTTAGGTCGGCCTCATTGCCGCTGCTGCGGTAGCGCTCAACGCGGGCAAGGCGCTCAATCTGACGGCCGAGCGCGTCTATCTCTTTGTAATCACCATTCCCCTTTACCTCTTTCATGATGAGCTGAATCAGCCGGGCTTCCATGCTGGATTCCACGCGACTGATGGGCGCAACGTCGTCCCACGCGTCGCGCAGCTTCCAGCTCTGCACGGTTGGCGTTTTCTGTCCGAGCGTCTCCGCAATCTGGCGCACGGAATAACCCTGCCAGTAAAGCAGCGCGGCCTGACGGCGCGGATCGCTGATGATGGTTGTCGGTGTCATGTTCATACCGGCAAGGCTGCCACCAACACCCTGATCGAGCCGTGGTATCAGGAAGACCCGGAGCTGGTTGTGATCTGCGGCCGTCAGCTGCTGGCTGACAAATATTTTCCGATCGTTAACCAGTCGCAGGCCAACACCGAGCAGCTGGCCGCCGACCTTATCGTCAGCCAGAAGCGAATCGGCAACCTGCCAGCAATCCGCGTGCCGTACTTCCCGGCTAACGCGCTGATGATCACCCGTCTGGATAACCTGTCAATTTACTGGCAGGAAGGCACGCACCGCCGCCTGATTGACGAAGTGCCGAAGCGCGACCGCATCGAAAACTACGAGTCCATTAACGAGGACTACGTCATCGAGGATTACGCGGCCGGTTGTCTGGTTGAAAACATCGAAGTCGGTGTGTTCGCTGAACCTGCAGCCACAACGCAGGAAGCAGCGGCAGCAGTAACCCCGGAGGCGTAACGCATGTTAAGCCCTGCCCGACGTCACCGCATGCGCCAGCAGGCTATCGAAGCCTCGCAGAACGCCGACAACCCGCTGCGCCACGCCAGCGGCTATGAGCAGATGCTCATCAAGCTCAACGACGACAAGCGCCGCCTGAAGAAAGTGCACTCGAACGAGCGCAAGGCGGAAATGAAGCGTCAGCTGCTGCCTGAGTACCTGCCGTGGGTGTCCGGCGTGCTGGAGAAAGGCAAAGGCGCACAGGATGCTGTGCTGATGACCGTCATGATCTGGCGGCTCGATGCGGGCGACGTGCCCGGCGCACTGGAGATTGCCCGGTACGCGATGACGCATGGCCTTGTCTCCCCTGACGGCTTTAAGCGCGCCAGCCTGCCTTATCTGCTGGCCGAGGAAGTCGCCAGTGCGGCAACGCGCGCCTGGACGGCAAAAGCGCCGGTCGATGTTGACCCGCTGCTGGCAACCATTGCGATGACGGAGTCCGAAGACATGCCCGATCAGGTGCGCGCCAAGCTGCACAAGATAACCGGGTATGTGCTTCGCGATGCGGGCAGGGCTTCGGAGGCGATAAGGGCGTGAAAAATCGCGGGCTGGAAAATCGCCGCGCGAATGAGACAGCATACTGCCTGCGGGGTGCGACATGACGCGCCTGATAGCGCTGCTTCTGGCCGTGGCTCTGCTGGCGCTGGGCATGACGGGCTGGCAGTGGAAAGTCGCAAAAGACGATCTGACCAGCGCGCAGCGCATTATCGGCACGCTGTCGGCCGGTATCGAGAGCCGCGACAAAGCGATAGCCCGGCTGGATGCCGATGCGAGGGCCAGCCAGAAGCGCGAGGCCGAGCTGCGGCTGATGCAGGGGCGCGCCAGCACGGCCGCGCTTAACCGTGAAATGACCATACAGAGAGAAACCGATGCAAATCCGATACTGCGTGACTGGTCTGCTGCTGCTCTGCCTGACGATGTTATCCGGCTGCACGCCCGCCCGGCCTTCAGCAGCGCCAGAGATTATCTGGATTGGGTGTCCGCGCGTGACAAGCTGCCCGCTGCCGGGAAACAGCCTTAAAACGGCGGGCGATCTGGCGGCGGATAATCGCCAGCTTGAGGCCGCACTCGCTGCCTGCGGGCTGCAGATCGAAATTATCAAAGACTGCCAGGAACAACACGATGCTGAAACCTCAACAACTGCGCCAGGCGCTGACAGACAGCGTGCCGGAGCTGCAGCGAAACCCTGACGCACTGAACGTGTTTATCGACAGCGGGCGCATCGTCTCGACGCTTGCCAGCTCGCTGTCGTTTGAATACCAGTACCGGCTTAACATGGTTATCACCGATTACACCAGTAACATTGACCTGCTGATCGTACCGCTGCTGGCATGGCTGCGAACCAATGAACCCGACATTATGGCAACCGAGGAAAAGCGCCGGACGGGCTTTACTTTTCAGGCAGATGTTATCAGCGACACGGCCAGCGATATCAGCATTGAGCTGCAGCTGAGCGAGCGCGTGATCGTGAAGCAGGCCGACGACGGGCTGCACGTGACCCACGTCGGCGAGAACCCGCTGCCGGAGAATGACGCGCGGCCGGTGCAGCTTTATGTACAGGGCGAGCTTATGAGCGAGTGGCAGTCATGAGCGAGCTGCAACTGGTAAATGACCGTCTGGAGGCGCTTATCGGCAGCCTTTCAGCCCCGGCGCGCAAAGAAATGGCGCGCACCATCGCGAAGAAGCTACGCGCGAGTCAGCAGCAGAACATCAAGCGACAGCAGGCACCGGACGGTACGCCATTTAAGCCGCGTAAGGTACAGGCACGCAATAAGAAAGGGCGCATAAAACGTGAGAGGTTTGCAAAGTTGCGCACGGCTAAATACTTGAAACTTAATGGTACTGCTGACGATGCCATAGTGGAGTTTACTGGCAACGTGCAACGTATGGCTCGCGTACATCATTACGGGCTGCGCGACCGGCCAGTCCGTGGAGGGAAAGAGGTACAGTATAAGGCTAGGAGACTGTTAGGTTTTAATGATGAATTAACTCAACTAATAAACAAGGTTATCATTTTTCATATGTGTGAATAAAAATAAATTTTATATAACAAAAACGAATAAAAAGGAGTCTAGGAAAATTCCTATCTAAGCTGTAATCTTAAAAAAGGTTAGTTTTATTAATGTTTTTAAGGATTTATTGTGAGTGATAATTTGACGTTAAGTAGTCTTGCAATGTTGAAAGTTAGTATTGACAATGGTGGAGACTACCTTGAGTATCTAAGGCCATATGTTTTATATGTCTTGAAAGAAAGCCCTCCTGAGTTAATAAATGATACGAGTGTAGCAATAAAAATAAGAGAGGTCTTTGGTCTTGAAATTCCACAAAGGACGGTTCAAATAGTATTGCGTAGATTAGCGCGATCTGATTTTTTAGTTAAAGAAAAAGGTATATATACTACAAAACACTTGCCAGAATTGGACAACCTCATTCAAGAGAAGGTTGATGCAATGAGGCATATCACAGTCATTACTGAAGGATTAATATCATTTTCAAATGAGCATACTAGAAAAAAAATAAATGAAGACGAAGCCACATCTTGCTTAACTAAATTTCTTTCCCAATTTTCCATACCATGTTTAAAATCTTACTTGAGAGGCACTACCCTACCCAAAATTGAGGCTGGAGCTGACTGGAAGATAAAGTTAGTAAGTCAGTACGTTGCTGATATTTCAAAGAAAACTAGTGAATTTGATTCTTTTCTCAGGCTTGTGAAAGGTCACATGCTTGCAAATGCTTTACTATGTCCAGACCTGGAAAGTATCGCCGATAACTTTAAGGAGTTGACCTTTTATTTTGACACGAGACTTTTAATTCAGCTCTTGGGTCTTGAGGGTAAAGAAGAAGAAAGTGCTATAAATGAGCTTGTTAGCTTTATAACCATATTGAAGGGGACGGTTTCATATTTCTCTCACACTTACGATGAGTTAACAAATTCCATTCTGACATCAGCTGAATTCATTGACTCGCCAAAAGGGAGGGGGAGCATAGTAGATGAAGCACGAAAGGCTGGTGTGAGTAAGTCAGATCTGATTATCCTTTCACAAAAAGCAGAAAGTATACTAGATGAAAAAGGAATAAAGCTTACGTACACCCCTGACTATGATATAAAAAAAAGAACCCTTGAGATAAGTGAGGGCGAGTTTGAAAAGGTTTTAGAAGAGCATGTTAGTTATTCTAACGATAAAGCGAGGATTAATGATATTAAATCTGTAAGGGCGATTTACATTCTGAGACAAGGAATTAAACCACTAAAGTTAGAAAAGTCAAAAGCTATATTGGTTACTAGCAATAGCGGCTATTCAAAGGCCGCTTATAGCTATGGCGAAAATCATGAAGTATCGGGCGCTGTCTCTACAGTCATCACCGACTTTAGCTTGGCTAATATAGCATGGCTAAAATCACCTTGGAAAGCTCCCAATTTACCTGAAAAAGAATTGCTTGCTGCCGTGTATGCTGCAAATAGACCGAGTCAAGACTTTTGGACTAAAGTTCTATCTGAGGCGGATAAGCTGGAGAAAGTTGGAAGAATAACATCCAGGGAGCATCAGCTTCTCAGAAGTAGTGACTATGCTAAAAATGAACTTATGAGGTTAACATTAGGCGATGATAAAGAACTGAATGCCGAAAGCATTACTGATACTTTGGACAGAGTTACAAAAGAAATTGAAAAAGAAAAAAATAGAAGAGTTGCGAGCTGAATCTATAAGTCACGAAGCTACAAAAACATCTTTAAGTTCTTTGGAATCAACTTTGAATGATTTAAAAGAAAGGATATGCTCATCTTCACAGCGAAAGGCAAATATAGAGGCTCGAGTTATTTCCATTACTATATGGATGATTCAAACGGCTATTGCAGTATGGGGTGTCTGTTCATTATATTTACACCAAAATAAATTTGCTAGCATCTCCGCTTTAGTTATAGCTATTGGTAGTGGGGCTGTAAGAATGGCGGGTGCATTATGGGACATAAAACCTTTAACAGTCACTGCTAAATATAAAGTCAGCCGAGAGCAGAACCTGATAGCTAAGGCTTACAAAAATTTAGGTCTTGAGAAAAAATAATGTAGTTTAGTTTGTTTGCTCAATTACCAACACACAAGCCTCAGTGTCTAATCATGTCGTAACGCTACATAATTACGACATGAACTCACAAACTTCCGAAATCCTGCGCTTACTGCGCAATCTGATACGCATCGGTACCGTGTCCGCCGTTAACCTTAACGACGGGCTGTGCCGCGTAGATACCGGCAACAATACAACTAACTGGCTGCACTGGCTGACCGCCCGCGCGGGTAAAACCCGCTCGTGGAATGCGCCGTCAGTGGGTGAGCAGGTTCTGGTTCTGTGCCTGGGCGGCGAACTCGATACCGGCTTTGTTCTGCCAGGCATTTTCTCGGATGACAACCCGGCTCCATCTGCCTCGGCCGATGCGCTGCACTGGTCATTTCCTGACGGCGCGGTGATCGAGTACGAGCCGGAAACCGGCGCGCTGACGGCAACTGGCATACAGACTGCAACCATCAAAGCAGCCGTAAAAATCCTATTCGACTCGCCAGAAGTGGAATGCACAACGCTGCTTAAAACTGCGCAGCTGGAAGTCACCCAGGGCGCAACGATGAAAGGCGACGTGACGCATACCGGCGGCAGCCTTTCATCAAACGGCAAAGTTCTGGATAAGCATAAACATCCTGGCGACAGCGGCGGCCAGACGGGGGAACCGATATGACAACCGCAAAATATATCGGCATGAACCGGGAAACCGGCGGCGCGCTGACCGACCTCGATCATATCCGGCAGTCGGTGTGTGACATTCTGCTGACCCCGCTCGGCTCCAGGGTGATGCGCCGCCAGTATGGTTCGCTTTTATCCGCCCTGATTGACCAGCCGCAAAACGAGGCGCTGCGCCTGCAGATTATGTCTGCCTGCTATATGGCACTCCTTAAGTGGGAGCCGCGCATCAAGCTGACCGCCATCAGCTTTGAGTCGAATATCAACGGCGCAATGGTGGTTGAGTTGTCCGGCAACCGCACCGACAGCGCGCAGCCTTTTTTCTTAACCGTTCCTGTGAGCTGAGACTATGGCAACTATCGACTTGAGCCAGCTGCCCGCGCCTGACGTGGTGGAGGCGCTTGACTATGAAACCCTGCTGGCCGAGCGAAAGGCGACGCTGATTTCCCTTTACCCCACTGACCAGCAGGAGGCCGTCGCCCGCACGCTGACGATTGAATCAGAACCCATCGTTAAGCTGCTGCAGGAAAACGCATACCGCGAGCTGATCCTGCGCCAGCGCATCAACGAGGCGGGACAGGCAGTAATGGTGGCGTATGCACTGGATGGCGACCTTGACCAGCTCGGCGCAAACAATGGTGTAACCCGCCTGACGATTACCCCGGCCGATGATACAGCCATACCGCCGACCGCCGCCGTGATGGAAAGTAACGACGATTTCCGGCTGCGCATTGCCTCGGCGTTTGAGGGGCTGAGCGTGGCCGGGCCGACCGGTGCATACGAGTATCACGCCAGAAGCGCCGACGGCCGCGTAGCCGATGCATCAGCCATCAGCCCGTTGCCCGCCGTTGTTACCGTGACTGTGCTTGCGCGTGAAGGCAGTGGCGTGGCGGGCGACGATTTGCTGGCCGTGGTTAACGCTGCGCTCAATGACGAGGACGTGCGCCCGGTTGCCGACCGGGTGAGAGTGCAGTCAGCGAAGATTGTTGAATACGAAATCGTAGCCGAGCTGTACCTCTATCCGGGCCCGGAAGCTGAACCGATCCGCGCCGCCTCTGAGGCAAAGCTCGCCGCGTTTGTTAGCGCGCAGAAGCGCCTCGGCCGCGACATTCGCCTGTCTGCGCTGTATGCCGCCATGCATGTTGAGGGCGTGCAGCGCGTCAACCTGATTAAACCTGCTGCAGATGTGGTGCTCGACAAAACACAGGCCGCTTACTGCACGGGCTACACGCTGACTGTCGGAGGCTCTGATGAGTGACCGACTGCTGCCGACCGGCTCGTCAGCGCTTGAGGTTGCGGCCGCTGAGGCGCTGGCAAGCCCTGGTGCTATGAGCGTGCCGCTGCGCCAGTTATGGAACCCGTACGCCTGCCCGGTGGCGCTCCTGCCGTATCTGGCGTGGGCGTGGTCGGTTGACCGCTGGGATTCAGCCTGGCCGGAATCGACAAAGCGCGCCGTTGTTGCCGCCTCGCAGTACGTGCACAGGCACAAAGGCACGATAGGTGCTATCCGCCGCGTCGTTGAGCCGCTGGGCTATCTCATCAAAATAATCGAATGGTGGAAAACCGGCGAAGCGCCTGGCACGTTCCGGCTGGATGTGGGCGTACTCGATACCGGTATCACGGAGGAAATGTATAACGAGCTGGAGCGCCTGATAGCCGACGCAAAGCCCTGCAGCCGCCACCTTATCGGCCTGTCGATTAACCTCGATGCTAACGGCGCGCTGCCGGTTGCCGTTGCCAGCTACAGCGGGGATGAGCTGACCGTTTATCCCTACACCCCTGAACTTATCAGCGTCGGCGGGCCGGGTTATTCTGGCGTGGCGGTGCATCTTATAGACCTGACGGAAGTGAGCGCATGACGACTAAATATTTTGCCCTGCTGACCAATCAGGGCGCGGCTAAGCTGGCGAACGCCGCCGCGCTCGGCACAAAAGTGAATATCACATCATTGGGCGTCGGGGACGGTGGCGGCACGCTGCCAACGCCTGACGCGGCGCAGACTAAGCTCATCGGCGAGAAGCGCCGCGCGCAGCTTAATTCGCTGACCGTTGACGCGGCAAACAGCAGCCAGATTATCGCTGAGCAGATTATCCCCGAAAGCGAGGGCGGTTTCTGGATCCGCGAGATTGGCCTCTATGACGCCGACGGCGTGCTGATTGCCGTTGCTAACTGCCCGGAAACTTACAAGCCCCAGCTGGCAGAAGGCAGCGGGCGCACGCAGACCGTGCGCATGATTTTAATCGTGAACAGCACAACCGCCGTCACGCTGAAAATTGATCCGTCAGTAGTGCTGGCGACGCGTAAATATGTTGATGATGCTGTGATCGAGGTGAAATCGTATGCCGATAAGGCAATGGCCGATCATGTAGAGGCGACCAATCCGCACTCGCAATATCTTCAGACAGCGAACGCGCTATCGGAAATTAAGGACGCAGGTCTGGTCGCTAAAGCGCTGGCTGCGCTGGGGCTGGGTGATGGTTCTGCCGTGCCGGTTGGCGTGCCGTTACCTTTTCCGGCGGCTTCTGCACCGTCCGGCTGGCTGAAATGTAACGGTGCATCATTCAGCGCAGCCACCTATCCGCAGCTCGCTAAGGTATACCCTTCGCTGATTCTTCCGGACCTGCGCGGCGAGTTTATTCGCGGCTGGGATGACGGGCGCGCTGCAGACACAGGACGCAGTTTACTTTCCGTTCAGGAAGCGTCAGCAGGCAGTTTTATTGCAAGTTCGAATCCTATCAAGGTTCTGGCAAATGAGAACGGAACACCCGTAATGGATTTCTTCACGTTAGCCGGTGAGACATTTAATGACGAACCGTCTTCGGTTTATAAGACGATTAAGGTAACTGCGGGTGACAGTCGTCCGCGCAACGTGGCGTTTAACTACATCGTGAGGGCCGCATAATGCTTAAGGCAACGCTTGATAAAAACGGGCTGGCAAAAGCCGACGGCATGCTGACGGTTTACAGCTATGACGCCCTGACCGGAGAGTTTACCGGCGCGGTGCAGGAATTTCTGCCGCAGGGCGTCGGCCTGCCCGCCTGCGCCTGCCTGAGCGCACCACCTGCCGCGCAGTCGGGTATGGTGGCCGTATATCAGGACGGCAGCTGGCTGAGCGTGCCGGACCATCGCGGCGAAACGGTTTACCCGGTTTCCGGCGGCGCGCCACTGAAAATCACGACGCTGGGTGACTATCCTGCAGACACCACAACGCAGGCTCCGGCAACCATGTTCGACAAGTGGGACGGTGAAAAGTGGGTAACCGACAGCGATGCGCAGCAGCAGTCACTGCTTGACGCAGCGGCCAGCGAAAAGTCGGCGCGCGTGAGTGAGGCCAATGGCATCACCCAGGCATGGCAGACGCAGCTGCTGCTCGGCATTATCACCGATGCAGATAAAGCGCTGCTGACGTCGTGGATGAAATACATTCAGGCGGTGCAGGCCGCAGATATCACACATGCGCCAGATATCAGCTGGCCGGAAAAACCTGAATAGAAAATTCGTTTTACGCCCGTGGTTTTCTTTTAAAATTTTCAATGGCAGAATGTTTAATTCTGCCATTGAATCATTTCATCGAGTCGATTCAGAATGTCGGGGAAATAGCTTTCATCAAGGCCAAAGCTGCCTTTAACCTGGACGCTGTCGGCATGAGCTTCCGGACGAATATCAAACTCCACTATTACCCCATCTTTACCAGTCACTTTCCTGATAACCATGTTGAGCTGACCACGCTCGCTGCGAAAAATAAAAGGTTTTAATTCGCGCTGTGCGATTATTGCCTGATAATTCGCTGCAAACTCATCCTTTAAAATTTTCAGCTCGCCTACAGTAAATTCAGTTTGAAACTGTACTTTCACGCCGCTTACGGAGAATTCTATCCATGACTGGACCCAATCCCATAAGTGCCCTGTGGGGTCTGCTTCATTGTCGGGTATCCTTTCAAAAGGAGAAATAACAAAGGTGAAATCCTCATTGCGAAAATCAAACATAAAAGCCTTCCTGTCAGTTAATCCATATATTTGAAATGCGATATCGTCCAGTCTGATTCACGCACCACAACTTCGAGGGTGTATTCTTTATACTCATACTGCTGTGTTTGCTTATTAAAGCGTAGCTTGAACATTCTGGTTTCATATCTGAACATGCCTTCACCTTTACGGGGGTCAGCCATTCTCTTGCCATAGCGAATAGCTCGCTCCTGAATTTGCAGAGGGACATAGCGACCCGGTTCATACATGTGTTTTGCAGCAGCCTCAGTCATTTTAAGGTTGCGTGCATGCAGCCCGACTTTAAGTTTGCTGCGCAGAAAGGATATAGTGGACTGACTGAGCTTCGCAGAAATAGCGGCACGTGTTCCTGATTCAAACAGCACCCGCCCTGTACGCAGGATACGAAAAATACCGAGGCCAAATAGGGCAATATCCGTTGGATCAATCAGGGGTGTTTCAAGTGGCGCTTCTTCCAGCCTGACAAAACGCCCCTCAACATCATAAATCTGCCACAACCCCGGAGCCTGTGCGACCGAATAACCGATACACATACCGCTGGATTCATCTGTCACGGGCCTGGCATTTCTTGGCAAATGACCGGGGCGAATCTCAAAAAAAACGCCCTGAGGCAATCTTGATTCAAATGTGTAGTAACGTCCGGGTTCCTGTCTTGCGGCTGTTCCTGAACTCATTCTCAATCCCTCGTTTATGACAATGGCTATTTTATAGTGCCACAGGAAGATAAAACGATCATTACCCGTTAGTTGCCTGTTCACATGTCAGCAAACTGCAACCGCATGCATGACCCCGCCTGACCTGACAACCTGAGCACACCCTCAAAACGGAGTGCACCAGATGTCTGATTATCATCACGGTGTCCGCGTCGTCGAAGTTAACGACGGCACGCGCACCATTACAACCGTATCAACCGCAATTGTGGGCATGGTCTGCACCGCGCAGGATGCGGATGCGGCAACCTTTCCGCTCAATACGCCGGTCCTTATCACCAACGTGCAGGGTGCTATCGGCAAAGCCGGTAAAAAAGGCACGCTTGCGGCTGCACTGCAGGCCATTGCCGACCAGTCAAAACCTGTGACCGTCGTCGTGCGCGTGGCTGAAGGTGCCGACGAAGCCGAAACGACGTCCAATATCATCGGCGGCACGGATGAAAACGGCCAGTATACCGGCATGAAAGCGCTGCTCGCCGCGCAGACCCAGCTCGATGTTAAGCCGCGCATCCTCGGCGTGCCGGGGCTGGATTCACTGGCGGTGGCGACCGCGTTAGCCAGCATTGCGCAGCAGCTGCGCGCTTTCGCCTATGTCTCGGCGTGGGAATGCAAAACCATTTCAGAAGCCCGCCTGTATCGTCAGAACTTCAGCCAGCGCGAAATCATGGTTATCTGGCCGGACTTTCTCACCTGGAACACCACGACCAGCAAATCCGACACCGCCTTTGCGACCGCCCGCGCGCTGGGCCTGCGTGCGAAAATCGACAACGACACCGGCTGGCATAAAACCCTGTCTAACGTCGGCGTAAACACCGTGACCGGCATTTCCGCATCGGTGTTCTGGGATCTGCAGCAGACCGGCACCGACGCCGACCTGCTCAACGAGGCCGACGTCACCACGCTGATCCGTAAGGACGGCTTCCGCTTCTGGGGCAACCGTACCTGCAGCGATGACCCGCTGTTCCAGTTTGAGAACTACACCCGCACGGCGCAGGTGCTGGCCGACACGATGGCCGAGGCGCACATGTGGGCGGTTGATAAGCCGCTGACGCCGGTACTGGTGCGCGAGATTATCGCGGGCATCAATGCGAAATTCCGCGAGCTGGTCAGCGCAGGTTATCTGCTGGGTGCATCCGCCTGGTATGACGAAAGCGCCAACGATAAAGACACCCTGAAGGCGGGCAAGCTCTTTATCGATTATGACTATACGCCGGTTCCGCCGCTGGAAGACCTGACGCTTCGCCAGCGCATTACCGACACCTATCTGGCGAACTTCGCCGCATCCGTAAACAGCTGAGGAGCCGGATAAATGGCACTGCCACGCAAACTGAAGGGCATGAACCTTTTCAATAACGCCAACAGCTATCAGGGCGTCGTGACCGCCGTCACCCTGCCGAAGCTGGCGCGTAAGCTCGACCCGTTCCGCGCGGGCGGCATGAGCGGCGCGGCCTTTATTGATAACGGTCTGGAAGATGATGCGCTCGATATTGAGTGGAGCATCGGCGGCATCGATGAGCTGGTACTCACGCAGTGGGGTGCGTCTGATATTCCCCTGCGCTTTACCGGCTCTTACCAGCGCGATGATACCGGCGAGGAAATCGCGGTAGAGATTGAGGTGCGCGGTAAGCATCAGTCGTTTGATTTCGGCGAAGCCAAACAGGGCGAAGATACCGAAACCAAAATCACCAGTAAAAACACCTATTACAAGCTGACCTTTAACGGCAAAGAGCTGATCGAAATCGACACCATCAACATGGTGGAGAAGGTCAACGCATCGAATGAGCGTGGACTGTCTGTGCGTGTCGGCGCAGTGCTGAAGGGTGAAACGGAAATCACCTGGGGTGAGTCGCTTTACATGGAGTATGTCACCACGCGCAATTCTCCCCTCTGGAAGACAGCACCAAAGCAGCAACTGGCATACCTGGCTGTTAAGTACTGGGCGCGCCTCTACTGCCCTGACGTGATTCTCGGCGTTTACACGCCAGACGAGTTTGAGCCGGCGCAGCGTGCAGAACGCGACGTGACGCCAGCGCGCAGCCGAGCCGACCTGAACAACCTGATTAACAGCAAGCCTGAAGCACAGCAGCCTGAGCGCGAAATTAACCCGGCGACAAATAACAGTGCAGCAGCGCGCACGCCGGACGAGTTGCTTGCCGATTTCACCGAAGCATCTGCCAATGCCGATTCCGTTTCAAGCCTCGATCGCTTCTACAAGTACGCAGCACGCATGCTGGCAAGCGAGACTGAGACGCTGGAAAAAGCCACTGATGTTTACCTTATCCGTAAGGCAGAAATTGAAGAGGCACTCAGCAAATAACAGGAGACAACATGGAATCACCTGAATACCGGCGTCGCGGCAATCAGTTAACTCTTGGCCGTCGCTGGTCCCTCGATGAGATAGGCCTTCTGAAAGAACTCGCAGCAACCATCCCACCCAAACTTATAGCCAGACAACTCAACCGATCTTACGAGTCTGTACGACAGCGCGCCAGCCGCAGCCGGATACGTTTTCTGGAAGAGCGCAGTAAACGCAGAAGTGGCACTAAGCCAAATTTATGACACAATTATACTGTGCATACATACAGTAATTGCTATTCTTTATCAGGCTGTGCGCGTAAGCTTGCTGAGTGAATTCACGGCCTAACTCACTCAACTGAAAGAGGATTTATCATGGAACATACCGACCAGGAATTTGAAGAGCTGCAAGACTTGAATACGCTGTATCGCTCTGCAATTCTGGATACTACCGAAGCTCTGGGATGGGGTATCGAGATTTTGACTAAGGTAGCGGCTGCAAGCTACGCCGGCACGCTTGGATCACTCTCTCCAGATGATCAGTATCAGGCTAAGCAGACCTTGATGTATCTGAAGGAGCGCAAGGAAAACAACGCCATGTTTCGCAAGCCTGGCGACCCAGTGCCGCGTACTTTCCAGCAGTACGAACACCCGTAACGGGATATGCATCAATTAAAGAGCCGCCTTCGGGCGGTTTTTTGTTGCCTGTCATAGCAAGATTAGCGGCGATAACGCTGTTCAGTGGCAGTATCCATTGATTGCTAATTAAGTAAATTCATACTCAAGTAATATGAAAAAAAGCCGATTAAATATATAGATTAATCGGAGTAATCTTATGAGCATTGAAGTTAATACCATACTAACCGTATTGGCAGTCAATTTTGTTTGCTATCTTATCGCTGTAGGCTTCGATACCCTTTATAAAGGAAAAATAAACTTAGGTTTTTCGCGAAAGTTAGCAAGGGATAGGGAAAGGCATGATGCCCGTGTAAAAGCTGAGTTAGTTGCAGATTTGCTAGGAGAGTGGAATAGTTTCCCAGTTGACAGGTCTAAGCTTAGGGCGCTGTCGTATAAAGCATTTATATGGCTACCAAGTGATATAGCAAATGAACTGTCCAAAGTTCTAAATATGGATAATGATGCTAAATCTACGCGGGAAATCATCATGATGACTAGAGAGCATATTTATGGCAAGAAAGATGACCTCGACCATAATAAAACCATTACTTTTCGATTGAGTGACGAAGAACAGAAAAGAAGAAGGTACGAACCCTTCATGAGGCAGCATCGAAGAAAATAGCGATGGCTTAAAAATATCAACGTTCTCTTGTCACACAACTTAGCAGCACGCAGCAGAGAAGAACGCGACCGGATTAACGTGGATTTAGCCGCGTCAGGAGTCGCATACAAGGAGCGCATGAATCAGCCTGTTATTCCGCATGAAGTGGAGATGCAGCAGCCTGCAGCGATGAGAGATTATTTCAAAGAGAGATTGCAGCATTACAGGAACGTTGCGCTGCAGTTCCCGCGCGGCACTGACCCGGTTTATTTTAAGGAGGATAGCAAGCTGTGAAATGCATTTTACTAGCCGTTGCCCTGCTTTCTGCCGCAGCGCTGGCAGATGACAGGTCATTTGAGACACCAGAAGTACGATGCCTCAATGACCAAACAATCCCATTTATCAATTCGGAAATTCCGCCAAAAGAAATCGTTGATGAGGCTTATGTTGCCTGCAAGATTGAACTGGATGAATGGAAGCGTTCACAGGAGCCTTTACCTGATGAAATGAAGCAGCGTATGCGCAAAGAGCTTTATGACTTCTATCTCAGGATGATTGAAAAACGACGAAATTACGAAATTAATAAATCTGAAACGACCGCCCACTGAGGCGGTTTTTTTACGCCTGAAATTGGAGATGACTATGAACTTTCCAGACCCAGCAGATGAAGCTGCAGAACGCGAGCAGCAGATGATTGAGATTGCCCTGGCAAACCGCAGGCATCCGGAAATGACATTCACTGGTGCCTGCTATTACTGCGAAGAGGCGGTGACAGCAGGATGCTTCTGCGATGAGGATTGTCGCAGCGACTATGAGCGCCTGGAGCGCGCTAAGCAGCATAGGAGGGTTGCGTGACGCCGGTAGCCGAAAACGTGCTAAGGGCCGTAGCGCGCAAGTGCAGGAGCGAAATCATTAATGCCCTCGACGGCAGGCCGAAGAAAGAACACGACCGAATCATCACGACACTTCTCGATAAACACGCCAAATCAATCACCGCCCTGCCACCGAATACGTTTCCAGCCAAGCTATGGCTGAGCTATTACGTGCGGCAGGTTGATAAGGAGTAGAAGTCACTCCGAATGAAAACTTGCGTTAGTTTGCGATCAAGTTCTGTTAAAACGTGCAGGAGAAATTATGGCTAAGCTAATGAACCTCCAGGAGTGGGCATCTGCAACATATTCGCAGCCCCCATCCTTATCTACCCTGCGCCGATGGGTCAGGGAGGGCCGGATATACCCCTGTCCGGAGCTTCACGGAAAAGAATACAAACTCGAACCGGATTCGGTTTTGGCCGCATGCCAATCACTGATATCACTACGCGCGATATTGCTGTGTTTCTTGAGTCATATGTTCAGTGTGGAAAGCACAGCATGGCGGTTGCATTGCGATCGCTACTGATGGATGTATTTCGTGAAGCTGTTGTTGAGGGGATAATCGACAGAAATCCTGTAGAGCCAACCAGAACCCCATCACCTGAAGTGAGACGCGAGCGTTTGTCTCTTGAGCAGTTTCTGGCAATCCGACAGGCAGCAGAAAGCATGGGTGGGTGGTTACAGAACGCCATGAATATTGGACTGCTAACCGGGCAGCGCCGGGAGGATGTAACGCGAATGACCTTTAGCGCTATCAGAGATGGGCGGCTGTTTGTGACGCAAAGCAAGACAGGTCACAAGCTGGCGGTGCCACTGGATTTAGAGCTGAAAGAACTGGGAATGTCACTGGATAGGATTGTAGAGGAGTGCAGGAAGGATAACCCATCGGATAGCCTGATTTATTCTGCAGTCCGTCGCGGGGGCAGAAAGCCTGGGGCGGTTTCACCAGATGCGCTCACCGGTGCATTTGCAGAAGCGCGTGAAATGAGCGGAATTAAATTTGGCCCTAACCCACCAACGCTCCATGAGATAAGAAGCCTTGCCAGCCGACTGTATGAGGTGGAAAATAGAGAGGATTTTGCGCAACGACTACTGGGTCATAAAAACCTTTCAATGACTAAAAAGTATCTCGATTCACGCGGTCAGGAATATGTGATGGTATAGGCTGAGTATGGTGAGTTCGGGATATTTTCGGGAAATTTCGTTACCACCAACAAAAATTCTATATATATCAAATAACTAAAAAAAGACCGAATACGATTCCTATATTCGGTCCAGGGAAATGGCTCTCAAGGAGCCGTGCGCTAAAAGTTGGCATTTATGAAGGCGGTGTCGCCTTGCAATTTAAGGTTAGAACAGCGCGGTGGAAATGCCAGCAAACGCGGGAATCAGGGCCATAAACCGGATCAGTTTGTGATCGCAACGGCAAAAAATCGGTGATTGGGCGCAGCGCAAAGCTGCACCCGGGAGGTTTATTTACCGCACAGCGCCTGGGTGCGCTCAACAATCGGCTGCAGACTCATCATCTGACCCGGATGCGCCTTGTCTTCGGCCTGAATCACGCTAATCGGCTGCGCTTTCACCTGTTTGTTTTTAAACAGCTGGTCGGCGATGTCGTTCAGCGGGTATTGCATCAGCGTGCTCGGGTTGATGGCAAACATCGCACCATCTTTCTCGCAGGTCAGCATCACCTCTTCACGGTTAAACGGCCACTTCTCTTTCCCGATCTCAAAGCGGCTGACGGTAATGATTTGTGCCGCCAGCGCCTGGCCGCATACGGATAACAACAGGATGGCGGGGATCACTTTCTTCAGCAACAT